ATGTTGAAAAATCTGAACCCATATATCGTTCACAGGTCGATGACGTCTCGGATGGTCCAGATCACAATGACATTCAGTCGTATGAGCTGAAGCTTTGTGATTTAGGTATTGATGGCGTGATGATAAGTCTTTCTCATCCAATCGAACAAACTGCCTCCATAATATTGCCATCCGAAAAGGTGACTGAATTGGCCGAATACCTCAAAAAAACTCTGTGCCAGCACATGCCATCAAACCAGCACCATATCTTTCGCGCCGACCGCGGCCGTGCTCCTTTGAGTGGGCCTAAATTGCCCCATGGGGTATGATTGGTTGGGTCAGACCGAGATCGGCCAACGTGGGGCATCCTGGAGCGTTTTCGGCAATCAGATTGGCTTTCTATCCCTATATAAGTCGAGTTGGTATATGATTGGCTTGTGAAAGGACTATGAAGATGGGAAAAAAGAAATCAGGGCCACCGCCGGCGGCCAAGAGCGAAGTCGCGGTAAGGTGCGCCTACGGCAAGATGGTCGACATAAATAAGATCAAGCCGAACCCGGCTAATCCCAATACGCATCCCGATGTACAGATCGACCGGCTTGCCCTCCTGATCAAGGAGCACGGCTGGCGGCATCCGATCACTGTCTCCAAGCGCAGCGGCAAGGTCGTGTCCGGTCATTGCCGGCTTCTGGCCGCCCGCAAACTGAACCTGAAGCAGGTACCGGTCGACTATCAGGACTTTAAAAGCGATGCCGAGGAATATGCCGTGCTTATCGCTGACAACGTTGTCCAGGAATTGGCCACGATAGATGGTCTTAAGATGGCCGACATTCTCTGTGAGCTCGACCAGGCAAACTATGACCTTGCCTTAACCGCCCTTGATCAAAGCCAAATAGAGGACTATATCAATGGACCTCTTTACGACAAAAGAGATGCCAAAGACGATGAAGTTCCTGAACCGCCGGAGAAGGCGATTACCAAGTCCGGCGATCTTTGGTTGCTTGGAGAACATCGAGTCTTATGTGGCAATGCGACAGAACCCGCTGACTTAAACAGATTATTTGATAATAAAAAAATGACCTTAACATTCACTTCACCTCCTTACGATAACAATGAAGTATACGAAAAGAATAGCACAAGGGTTGATTACAAATTTCTCATAAGAGCATTAATAGGAGAGGCAAAAAAACACCTAATACAAGGTGGCATAATATGTATCAATATTGGTAATCGTGTTGGTATGAATAACAGTTATATATGCTCTTCAATAATGGAAGAAATTGGACTCAAATTCTTGAGACGAATTGTATGGGTCAAACCAAAAGGTGTTGGGTATCCTACTCAAAGCGTAATGCGAAGATATCCTTGGGCTTTGGGTTATACTCCACGCACGATAACTGAAGATTTATTATTTTATGCCGAAACGAAAGAAGTAGAGGAGTTAATTTTTGGATCAAATGGACCAAGAAGAGAATCAGTTAGGACAGAAGCATTAGATTCAAGAAAGGCATGGAAATGGTTTACTGACGTATGGGAAATAAAGCTAATACAATCAGATAAGAAACAAGGACATCCAACCGCATTCCCTGTTGAATTAGCAGAAAATGTAATCCTTTTTTTTAGTTGCAAGAATGAAATCATATATGATCCTTGCAGTGGTTCAGGTTCAACTCTTATCGCTTGCGAAAAATTCAATCGCAAATGTTACGCTATGGAGATTGATCCCATCTATTGTGATGTGATAGTCAAACGCTGGGAGCAGTATACTGGCAAGAAGGCAAAGTTGGCATGATTCAAATGAATGAATCACTTTGGATATTATCTATCTTATTTCATTCTATGGGTCCTTCCTATACTTTATCAGCTCGCGGGGCAAAGCCTGCCGAATCGCCCCTACTTGTGGGAAAATTTTTGTTTGTGACAAATAAATGAATTTTTGAGGCAGAAAGCGGCGTTTTTAAGCTGAAAATGCATTCAGGACCGTAAAAGGCGTTGATTATGGTAAAAAAGGACACAATAAATACAAAACATTGTACTTTTAAGAAAAGAAAGATATTAGAGACTGAAATCCGCACAATGAAATGTACCGGGGGCGCGAAACTTATACCGCTTACCCGGGGCAAAGTGGCGATAGTTGACGCGTCTGACTTCGATTGGCTGAATCAGTGGAAATGGCATACTGTAAAAACCGGCAAACACAGATCTGATCGTTTTTACTATTATGCTGCAAGATTCTCAGGTAAAAAAGAGGTTCGGATGCACCATCAAATATTAAATGCTAAAGCTGGCCAAGAAGTCGACCACCGCGATGGAAACGGCCTTGATAACCGCAGACGCAACATATGAATCTGTACAAATGCCCAGAACCAGTATAATGCGAAAAAACAAGCAGATTCAAGCAGCAAGTACAAAGGCGTATCCTGGCATGATCGTAAGCGAAACTGGAGAGCAAGAATACAAGCCGATGGGAGACTAATCCACCTTGGTTATTTTGATACCGAGATAGAGGCGGCTCTTGCCTACGATGCTCATGCGCGGAAATTCTTTGGTAAGTTTGCTAGGTGCAATTTCAGGTGAGCACAATTAAAAACCGGTCAAAAAAAAACGGCATTGCAAAGCGAAGCCCAAAATTAGCGGTCAGCAGATGCAGTCTCTGGCATTCACCTACGGCACTATGATCGAGGCGCAAAATTCGCTCCCGACTACCGGCATTGCCCTGGCCGAAATGATTCAACGGCATGATAAGCTGGCCGAGGCCTGGCACCGAGGCCAGTTCCTACGGAACGTCCGCAACCTTGCTTCGGTTCCAGTCAGTCTGGATGAGGCCGCAAAAAGATTGAACCTGAATGGGCCAGATGACCTGCGCCGGATGCTGGAAACTGATGCCGAGGTTGGCGACTTATGGCGGCAAAGCCGCCAAGAAGCGTTCATCAAGATCAAACTCGCCCTGGTCAAGACCGCCTTCGAAGGGAACCAAACTGCCATTAGGACCGTCGAAAACCTTCTCCGGGCGGAGATGGAGTACAAAATCTCCAGCGGCCCCCAGAGATTGAGAATTACGGACATTGCTAATTTGACCGGTCAGTTGCGAGGCACCGTCCATAACTGGGTCAGCAGATACCAGATGCCGTTGGGGACGGATAAAACCATCGAACTGAAGGACTTCGTAAGATGGTTTGAAACCTTCACGTCGGAAAAAGCGGCAGCCAAAAACGGTGGGAAAAAGGATCAGTCCAACCGGCTTCACCAGGTCAAGGCGGAACAGATCGAAATGGAAATAAAACGGCGCCGGCACGAGCTGCTCGACCGCGATGAAGTGATGGCCGGAATAGTCGCCCGCCACCAGCTTCTGGTTAACTCGCTAAAACAGAAGGCCCCCCAGATAGCACAGCTTTGTCAGGGTCAGAAGCCGGAAAGGGTTATTAAAATTATTAGCGATGCCCTGGCGGACATCTGCCGGGAGCTTTGCCAGATACCCGCACAGCTCCGCCTGCCTGAAAGCGTTGCCAGAGCCTATCAGAACGTGCTCGAGATGCTCAATGAGCCTTTTGGCCAAAAAGAGAAATAGCAATCTTCCAATCCAGGCGGAAGAGCTGGAGACCCTTACGCCGAAGGACCGGCCGGCAATGTCGGATTGGGCGGAGGCGAACTACGTCCTATCCACGGAAACAAGCGACATCGCCGGCCCATGGAGTAATGATTATACACCCTTTCTAAGGCCGATCATGGATTGGTTCTCCGACGTGACAACACGGCAGATCACCATCATGAAATGCACCCAGGCGGGCGGCAGCGAGTTGGCTAATATCGCAGTCGGCTATACCTGCGATATCGAACCGGCGCCTACCTTGATAGTCATGCCTCGCGAGACAGATGCCAAAAGAAGATTGGCCACCCGGATTAGGCCGATGTTCAAAGCGAATCCGAGGCTTTTGCGCCATTTACCCAGGGGAAGACTCGACAATCTGAACGTGGGTCAAGAGACCGTTCTTGACAATATGATTTTATACATCGCCTGGGCCACGTCAGCTGCGGCCCTTGCAGACAATCCTATTGCCAAGGCGATTGTGGATGAGGTCGGAAAATTTCCTGCATCAGTCGGCAAAGAAGCGGACCCAATCTCTCTCATTAAAAAAAGGCAGCGTACTTTTCGGACGCGGCGCAAACTCCTGGTGATTTCTTCACCCGTTTATTCGAGCGATCTACTCGATGTCGAATTTCAAAAAGGTGACCAGTGCGAATGGCATGTCCGATGCCCATTCTGTAGCAGAAGCCATGTCATGAAATGGGCGAACGTGAGGCTCGATAAGGATGCCCAGGGGGAACTGCTCGACCCGGAGACCTACCGGGCCGGAGGCCACTGTAATTATGTATGCCCGTTATGTCACCGGGACTGGACCGAATATGAACGATGGGAGGGCGTAACCGCCGGCAAATTTGTGCCGGACGGTTTCGAGCTAGACGATTCCGGCGCGGTCATCGGCCAGTCAGCCTTTACGACACATCATAGTTGCAGAATCACTGCCTTGATGTTACATCCCGTTTTTCAGACGATGGATGAGCTCGCTGGTGATTGGGCGGCCGCTCAACTGGCAAAAAAGGCGGCGAATACTTTGCCCCTACAGGATTTTATAAATTCACAGCTCGGCGAGCCATGGAAGGAATCGGTCAAACCCACCCAAACTGCAAAACTCAAGCCTCACATCGGTACATATCACAAAGGGATCGTTCCGCCGGGCGTGCAGCTTTTGACGGCCGGTGTCGATATTCATTCCGACCATGTTTGGGTCAGCGTCGATGGTTGGGGCTACTTATCGGAAGTCTGGAGCATATTCGAGGGCAGACTTGAGACAGGCGATAGCAGCGACCTGGATAACCTGGAGCTCCTGCGCAAGTTCCTCCTGACGCGATGGCAGGTGCAGGATAATCCGGATCTTATCTTCTATATCTCCCGAACCGCGATTGATTGCGGTTACCGGCCGGATGTCGTTATTGATTTCTGCCGCAAGTGCACCGAATTGTCGGTAGTGCCGGTGCGTGGCGATGATAGCGTCAGGGCCCGGCCGTACCGGGCCGTTCACATCGCCGGCGGCCTTCTTACGCGGTATGACCTTAATGTCAACGAATACAAAAACCGGCTTTATCGCCTGCTTTTCGAGGCCCCGACCCCCGGGGCAGGATTCTGGCATCTCCACGCGGACACGGATGAGGAAGTTCTGATTCATCTGACTTCCGAGCATCAGACTCTTGTGCGCACTCGACGGGGCCGAGGAACGATGTTTTGGACCCTCAAGAATGAGCATCTACCAAACCATCTCTGGGATGCCAAAGTTTATTCGGCCTTCGCGGCGGAGCTCGTCGGTGCCAGGTCCTTGCAACCTTTGAAAGAGAAGAACCTACCTATCAAACCTCCATTGAGGCAAAAACGTGGTTCATTCTTAGATGATCTGCCGGAGATATTCAGCCCATGAAAGACGGATTCCTGGATAACTTGCCTGATTTGGATATGCCCGAAAGCCATCGCAAAAGGGACAAAAACCGCAAGGACGTTGTGCAATATATCAAGATGAAATGCCCAAAATGTTATAGTGAGCATATACGGATTTACAGTACACGGGATTTGCCAATTAGACACCACAAGTGTTTAGATTGTGGGCATAAATTCGACAGCATTGAGCGATAAAACTTTTTATCTTTGTACTACGGCGTAGTACACAACCTCTTGACTTGATTGCCATCAATCGTTTAATCGGATTCAAAAAGAAACGGTCACACTAGGGGAATTAACATGGCAGTGACTTGGGATGTCAAGATAACGCCTTTGGATGTTGCCAGAAAAGAAGCAAGTGTTATGGCGGTGAGAACGGATAATACAGACCTCGCAAATATCAAAACGGAAACGATTGCTGTCCTGACATGCACACTTGCTAATGCGACACAAAAGGCCGATGTCCTAAATAATATCTGGGCACACCACCTGGCTTACCAGGTGAAACAATCACAGATTGCAGCCTATATAGGCACGCTTGAGGTACAGGCGAAAGCCAATCTTGAGGCGCGGGAGATTTAACCATGTCAGATACTGGAATTAACTGGGGTGCCTGGACGCAATGCGGGGTAGAAGCCGTTGTCCTGACCACTGCCGGCACGATCCTGGAGATAAGCGATGCCATTGACCTCGATCTTAAGGCGGCCTGCGAAGTCTCGATAGAGGCAACGTACTCTAACGATGCCAAATTAACGGGCGGCCTCGAGATAGCAGTACTGGGTGAGTGCAATGCTACTTACCAGGTCCAGGCCGATATTGTGGCTGGCTTCGAGATGGTTTTTACCCAGAACAATATCCGGCGTGAACGTTTCTCCGTTGACCCGCAGCAGTATGGGACATTTAAAGTCATGCACGATTGGAATAATACAACTGCTGGCAGCAACGTGACTATCACAACGAGGTATAGAACAGCGACAATTCCGGTGGCTTCGTAATGATATTGAAACCGACAAAATTCAGATTGCCGATCAAAGGTCACTGGGGGACAAAAGGCCTGGTCGCCTGCTGGCTGTTCAATGACAGTCCACCATTACTCGGCAAGACTCTTGATGTTAGTGGGAACAGGAATCATGGCACGCTTTTCGGCGATACTCATGTCGTCGCTGGCAAATTCGGCCCTTGTCTCAGTTTTGACGGAAATGGGGATTATGTTGATTTAACCGGATTAACTTCAATTTCAGGTCAATATACCTTTGAAATGTGGGTAAAAAATTCTACCGCTGCCACAACAAACGTCTTCTTGATGGATATAGAAACAGGTAGATTTATATTAGGCTGGAATACGGATACATCTGGAAAAATTGGTTTCTATGACGGTTCTTGGAAAAATATAGGTAATGCACCAAATGACGGGAATTGGCATTCTCTAATATTTGTTTTTACGGCAACTACAGGTACACTATACATTGATGGAGTACAATTTGGTTCATCTCAGTCCTATACTCCCCAAAACATAGGAAACGCAGTAAGTATTGGCAGCAGATACAGTGGTGACACGTTTTTTTTCACCGGCCTCATTGATAACATAATGATTTTCAACAGGGCGTTGACGGCTTCCAAAGTCAGCCAGCTTTACCGAGAGCCGTTCTGTATGTTCGAGAGGGAAGGGATTGAATTGTGGTCGCAGGGCGGGGGAGTTGGTTACAATTATTCAGAAACAGTGAATGATAGTCTTGGTGTTGTCGATGCGAGAACCTCTGTAAATGACATGATCAGGGCTTTTGCAGAGTCTATGGGTGTTGTAGATGTGAATGACAGAAGAAACATTTCAATAAGAGACCTGACAGAAGTTCTGGATCTTTCTGATGGTTTAATTAAAGGTGAGGCTAAAACATTTTCAAATCCCATAGGGTCAACGGATTCTCTTTCCAGTATCTCCATGGTTCTCAGAACATTGGAAGATGCCATAGGTATCGTGGATAGTTTTACTGATGTGTGGCAAGCTATCAGGCAAGTAGCGGATGATTTAGGCATTACTGATGTAATGACAGGAGAAATGGGGGGACTTGTTCGTGTGATAGATGATGCTCTCGGCATTGCCGACAATTCCATTCCGGTTTATGCAGCATTACGGACTTTATCGGAAGATATGGGCCTTCAGGATGGTGTAGTGAAAGTTTTTATTATCAGCCGTTTGATTAGCGATTCGCAAGGTATTACGGATGGAACAGCGCTCGATAGATTGTTGATTATCGCGGACACATTGGCTATTGCGGATGATGTTGCTCGACTAATAGAATTTTTGCGAACGCAAGATGATGGTGTGGGGGTGGCTGATTCGATAGTTCGGATAGCTGTAGTTTTGAGGACTATCGAGAATCAGGTTGGGGTTATTGATACCATGTCCAGTCAACTTGAGGCATTGATAGAATTTGCGGCCGCCTGGGCTGTAAAAAGTAACGTACTATTGGAGTAAACAAAATGTTGAAAGACAAAATGACTTTAAGAGGCACGGTGATTGCCGTACTTCGCGACAAGAATGGGAAAGTGAAACAAAGGCAAGTGACTCACAACCTTGTCACGGACAAAGGTGATGATTTTGCCAAATCTGCTATTTATACTGCTGCCTATGCGACATGGGGTATGAAACTTGGTACGGCAACGACAACCGCTTCCAAAAATGGTGCCGGAAGTTTTGTGGCTACAGCGGATTATGTGGCTGGTTCCGCAAAGGCCCTTGACGATAGCACACCCAAACAAGGAGCTGCTGCCAATATCTGTCAGTTCAGAAGATTGTGGGCGGCAGGTGAAGGTACGAGCGATACGATAAACAGGGTAGGAATTACGGACAATACCACCAATGCAGGGGAGGCGGATGCTACACATACGTATGCTATGGCCAAATTTGCCGCTCAAATTGCCAAAGGCGCCGATGATACTCTGACAGTGACCTGGAATGTGACTTATACCGGGGCTTAATATTGATGTACGCTGACCTATGACAAATGTATTCCTGGAGTAAGCGTTTGCACAGAGTGCAAAGTTGAAAATCTAACATTTGCCCTTTGCGATTCGCGCAAAGGCGCAAAGTGCGGGTTTGCGATTCGGCTGGCCAGCTGATTCGTGACGAAAGAAAAGAAACGGCAAGTAGGTGCCTGCTCACTTACTTGCCGTTTTCTTTTGCCCGCATAATGAGGAACGTAAATGAGCTGGCTTCGTGCTACAGCATCTCCAATACCCTTCGTTCTTGTGAGCCGCATTGACGGCCAGGGACTGACCGGGGCCACCGTAACCGCGACTGTCGTTAAGGATTATGGCAGCCAGGCAGTGGTGGAAGGCACAATCATTGAACGCGGCGGCGGTCAATACCTCCTGAATGCCAGCGCGACCGACATGGATGGAGACGTGCTCGGTTTCTTGATGACGGCCACCAATGCCGTACCGATCGAGATTACGATCCGCACGGCGACAGGTACAGAAGGGACAGCCATCTATACTTATGGCACCGGTGTGACCATTGGCCAGACCTTGGCCGAGCAGCTTTTGAACGTTCAGGCGGCAATAACGGCGGTACTTACCGGCGGGCAAACGGTGAGTCTGGATGGTGCAACTTATACGAAAGCGGATATCGGGGCGTTGTTCAGAATCCAGGAACGGTTGGAGAATAAAATTGATCGGGGGGATAGGGGTCGAGTCAGTCGTTGTGAGTTTTGAAAATGGTTGAAAGAAGCGAAAATTTATTCCTGAAAAGTGCCGGATCATGGCTTGATAATCTAGTAATGGCCGTGTCGCCACGGACCGGCTACAGACGGATGGCCTACCGGTTCGGCTATGATGTCCTCGACAGGTCACGGCTTCGCACGAAAAGGACCGGACTTGGCGGCACCGGGGATCAGCAATTGACGGCCGATGCCCTGGACAAGCTAAGAGACATCTGCCGCGACATGGGCAGGAACAATCCATTGGTGACCGGCATCCTCCGCGTAGAAGCCAACGGCGTTGTGGGTACGGAAACACAGATACAGGCGAGGACCGGGGATGATGGATGGAATGCGGCCGCGGAGCAGCTCTGGGACGATGAAATGATTACCCAACCCGGCGATGTGACCGGACGATTTGATTTTCATGCCTTGGTCAAAAAGCTCTTTTTAAGTTACAGGCGGGATGGTGACGCCTTCGTACTTTTCCTCGATGATGAACTGCAGGCCATCGAAGGTGAGGAAGTAGGCACGCCCTGGGGGAGCAAAAATGATGCCCTGTATTTTGATGTCAATAACGGTGTGGCATTCTCCAAGCAGACCAGGCGGGTCATAGGATACTATATCGGGAAGCGCAACAAATGGGGTTACATTCGCAATGAGGATTATCAGCGATATCCCGCCGACGTTGTGCATCACCTATTCAACACGGAACGATTCACATGCTCGCGCGGCGAGCCGGCGTTGACAAGTTCGGTCCACTTCATTGAGCAGTTGTGCGGTTACATCGACGCGGAGCTGGTGGCCTCCAAAATCAATGCCTGTTGGCCGATGATGGTCAGGACATACGATACCACTGGATTGCCAGCGGGTTACACTGGCGGCGTGAGCGCCACGGGCAAGACGGAAGATGAAAAGATAATCGAGAAAATCGAGCCCGGACAGGTCTGGCACGGTGAGCCGGGTGAGGACATTACGGCGATAGGTGCAGCGAGGCCGCCATCGGCATTCGATTCTTTCGTCCTGAGGATGCTGGCCTTCATCGTCAGACCCTTATGCCTGCCCCTGATGCTCATAACGGGCGATTTCTCGGGGGCGACTTTTATGAACGCAAGGATCGCCTACCAGGAAGCCCACGAGAACTGGAAAGATGAGCAGAACCTGGTTCTTAAACCCTTTATCCGCCGCGCCTGGCTCTGGAAGGTCGCCAAATGGATTGAGCGGGGCGATCTGACCGCGCGTGATGATTGGAAGAGGCATGAAATCTGGTGCAAGCGTTGGCCATATGTCAATCCCTATCAAGAGGCCGATGCGGACAAGCTGCAGCTTGCCAATGGGACCATGACACGCACCGAAATATGCGCCCGCCAGGGCCGCGATTTCAGGGACGTCACCGACGAACGGGCAAAGGAAGAAGAATATCTACAAACCAAAAAGGTGGTTTTAGTACCGGACAAAGTCCTGAAATGAAAGGAGAAATATGTCACTGATTACAAATTTGAGCCTGTGCATAAACTGGACACTGACGAAGGTGCTTGATCTTTCCAGTCCGAGGGATGCCCAGAATTTAGTGAGAGGGCCAAGTTTCACGAGCGGTAGCGGTGCCAATCAGGCCGATAGTATCTGGCATGACGTGCGATCCCTGGCGGATGCTGGGACTGAGACGGTTGATCTGACCGCCCAAACCGATCCCCTGGGTACGGCCATTACGATGACCAAACTCAAGGCTCTCTACATCAAGAACAAAAGTGCCGATGCGGGACTAATCGTAGGTGGAGCGGCCGCCACACCGGTTGCGATACTTGTGGGCGCTACGGATACCTTGAAAATACTGCCGGGTGGCGAGTTTTTATGGACAGCTCCAAATGCAGATGGTCTTACCATTACCACAAATAAAAATCTGAAACTCGCGCACGATGGGACCGGAAGCAGCTCACTCGATTATGAGATCATCGCGGTAGGCGTCGATTAAACCGTCGCGGTTGCTGTCGATGAAGCAAGAAAGGACGGTGCCTTATTCCGTATGAAAATGAGCATGCCTGCCGATTACTTGACCCCAAGGTATGGAAAGTTGTCGGCAGCGAAGAACGGGAACATAAGGGTAAGAAATATCGCGTTCTTTTTGCAACAAAAAAGGGTGAAAGCGGGTCTAAAGAACAGGCCTATCGTTATCCTTTGAAAAATAATTGGTCGGTTGCCGAAGCTCGGTCACATTGCAAGGACCATCATGGAAGTTTCGAGCCGGCATCGGGAAAAAAGGAAAAACATAGCATGAATAGCTGGAATGGACAGGATAATGTGCCGGTATCAGTCTGTCGATTCGTTTGTGATGATGCCGTTCATTTTACCGATGATTCGACAGAGGAGAAAGGGGTCCGCCTGTTAGGCTACCGGGGAGATACTATAAAGCATTGGTTTTGGGGCAATCTGGCTTTCGATATGGATGGTCTCTATTTTGCAAGCAAGAAAACGCCTGGACTTATCGACCACAACAGTGCTTTAAGGCTGACTTATTCGAAAAAACAGGCGGTCAAACCGGAAGTATTTATCGAGGGCCCATTTCTCTCGAATCCCGATTCAGCCAAACTAAAGCAGGACATGATCGAAGGTTTTCCCTTCCAGGCCAGCCTTAGACTCAATCCTGAGATTGTGGAGCAGATTGCCGACGGTCAGAAAGCCAAGGTTAATGGCACAACCCTCAAAGGGCCTGGGGCGATATTTCGCAAGGCCGCCATTCTGGAAATAAGTGCTTGCGTGTTTGGAGTGTTTAAGAACACTGAGACAACGGCTTTATCAGAAGCCGACAATGATAAAAATGCAATAAAATTTAGCCTTTGTAAGGAGAATGAAATGGCGCAGGAAGATCAGATGACAATCGAGACTTTCATTGAGAAATGGCCCGAGCTCCATGCCGAGGTATTCAGTGCCGGCAAGGCGGAAGGGTTGGCCGAAGGCCATGAGAAATTGTCCAACCTTTTCAAAGGGGTGCAGGTTGCCTGCGGCGGTGACTGTGAGCTTTTGGTTGCGTGTTTTGCTGAAGGTAAAACGGTCGAGCAGGCATACAAGATGCGAGCCGACAAACTCCAGACAGCGAACAAGCAATTGGGTGAGGACCTCGTCAAGGCACGACAGGCGAAGGTCGATCCTGCGATACAGGAGTTTACGCAGGGCGGTCCGGCACCGACGACGATATTTGCCGAGGCGACGGCGACGGACAAACAGCTCGAGGAGCACTTCGCCCAAACCCAGGAGGTTCAGGATGAGTATGGTGATGTCGGCTCTTATCTGGCATACGTCCGCCACAACGTCAGAAAGAAGTAAAGGGTAGCCGAATCACGGAACTCAAAACCGACTGAAAAGATTAGTCGAAAGAAAGGAATTGATGTGGCAAAAAAAGAAACGGGGCCCGCCAACAAGGTGCAAGCGATCGTGGAAATTAGAGAAATAGAGGGTGGTTTTACCCTGGCCGTTGATGATCCCTTTGCCGAAGCAGTGCTCCGCACCTATCGTTCATTAACGGGCAAAGCCGATCTGAAACTGCCCGTTATCGTGCCCTGCGGTGAGGAGACCTCGATAAAGGCAGTCGAGAATTACCTCCTTCGCTCATCGGGCGGTGGCGATCGTATTCGTGCCCAGGCAGCCATGGACTGGCTCAAAAGGCAAAAAGTCTAAAGGTATGTTTGTGCTTCGCAAAAGAAAGGACCTATTAAGGAGATAAACGATGGCATTAACAGCAGATACAGTATTGACTGAAGTCATAGACAAGCACTCGGAAAGTCCCGTTCTATCGGCGACCACGATCTACGAAGGAGCGATGCTGGGTGACAGTGCCGGATATGTTCGCGGTCTCGTGGCCGGCGATAAATTTCGGGGCCATTCGCTCGAATACGTGGTCAATCCCAGCGGTGGCGACCGGACCGTCGAGCATCTGACCGGCATATACCGGCTTAAGGTCACCCTTACCGGCGTGGTGATAACCGATGTCGGCCAGCCAGTCTACGCGAGCGCCGATGACACTTTGACGTTTTCGGCACCCGGAAATAGTTTTGTAGGCGTTGTAGTCCGCTACGTGGCGGCTAATATGGCGATAGTCGAATTCCGGCCTGGTGAAGTTGATGAGTTCGGTCTGAATCCCAACCGCGTACTCAAATCGGCAGATTATACGGCTCTTCTTGCCGATAGCGGTAAAATCATCTACGTCGATACCGATACGAAGGTGATTACTCTGACGGCCATAGCTACTCTACTGAGCGGCTATGAGATAACCGTTGTCAATGCCGGCGTTGGAATTCTGATTGCAGTTGACCCCACGACAGATTTAATTTCCGGCGGTTGCGGTCTTGCACCTGGTGGCGGCGGCAAGCAATTCCGCAATACCGCTCTGACGGCAAAGCGAGGCGATTTTATTAAACTCGCCGGTAATGCAACTGGATGGAACGTCATCAATCTTCGCGGAACATGGGCGATTGAAGCGTAAAAACAATTACGGGTTTGCGATTCGGCTGGCCGGCTGATTCGTGACGCAAGAAAAGAGACGGCAAGTAGGTGCCTACTCATCTGCTTGCCGTTTTCTTTTGCCCGCAAAGAAGAATCCCGCACGAGTTGGGACAAATTTAAGGAGAAATTAAAAATGCCAAGGTACATCACTGAAAAGGGTGTTGAAGGTCGTTACCGTTCCAAACTGGAGCTCTACGAAGCGACGACCTGGATCGACCGGGCAAGTATCAAATTCGACAGCAACGAGGAGGTTGAGGATTATGCCTGGCTCGGTACGCCTCCGGGACTATCGGAGGTCAAGGGCGAGTATCACGTCGAGAAACTGCGTGAATTCTTCTACCAGATTAGGAACCGCGAGTACAGGGCTGGTCTGGGCATACCCCGCAAGCTCATCGAGCGGGACAAGACCGGCCAGGTCGATTTGCTCGTTGACGAGTTCGCGGCCCGCTGTGGTGCCCACTGGACGGAACTGCTGAGTGCACTACTTCTCGCCGGCACCGGCTCAACGCTTGGCACTTGCTATGATGGCCAGCTTTTCTTCGATACGGACCACAGTGAGGGCAAAAGCGGAACACAGCTTAACCTATTGGCGGCCGCTCAGGTGGCTGCCCTTGATGTCGCCGTGCCAGCGGCCCCTACGCCGGTCGAAGGGGCTAGGGCCATTCTCGGTGTCATCGGCTACATGATGGGCTGGCTCGATGATCAGGGCAAACCCATGAACTCAGGGGCGCGGGAATTTCTGGTGATGACGAGTCCTGTGCTCTGGCAGTTCTTGGCGCCAGCCGTCTACCAGCCACTCGTTAATGCCGGCGAGACCAATCCTCTCATTGCTGCGCTGTCAAAGGGTGGTTTCAGCGTATCGGTTGAAGCCAATCCGCTTCTGACCTACACGACCCAATTTCTCGTCTTCCGGACCGATGCACCGTTGAAACCCTTGATTCGTCAGGACGAGATGGACCTCGACCTGCAGATCATCGGCGAGGGAACCGAAGAGTGGAAGAAGAATGGTCAGATGCTCATTCTTCCATACGCGCGCAGGGCCGTTGGGTATGGCCGCTGGCAGTATGCAGCGCACGCTACGCTGAGCTAACCGATGACGATGAAAGGTTTCGATGAAGTCATCCAGGGTATGGGAGCGGTCGTCATTGGCCAATTGACCAACGTCACCGTGACCTATCGCAAAGGCGATGATGTCCTGACGGACCGCGTTATTTCGGCCCATTGCAGATATCGCAACGAGGAGCCGAAGGATGGCAAGATGCGTGCGCGCCTTCCGATGGTCCAGTTGTCCGTGATCAACAATGCCAGCAAGGGCATCACAAGTTCCGAGATAGATACTGGCGGGGACTTAGTGCTGATAGCGCCGCGTCCCGGCCTGACGGCCAAGTGGATGCGAATCGTGCGGATATTGTCTCAGAATAGTGGCTGGGTAACTATGGAGTTGCAATGACGGAAGCGGTTCAAATCAAGATCGAGGATCAGGAACTAAAGGAATTCGAGTGCAGGCTCGGAGCGACGGCCAATGCCCTGCCGAAGGTCGTCTCTCGCGGCATTAACCGCACCGCCGATCAGGGGCGCACCCTGATCAGCCGCCGGCTGCGCGAGCAGATGAAATTACGAGATCGGGACATTAAGGCACGTCTGACGATAGCACCGAGGGCGACGTATGCGCGTTGGTTCTCTCGGATAAATATAGGCACGGGCGGCATACCGGTGCTCGGTTTTGGGGCGAGGCAGACCGCCGCCGGGGTCACCTGGGCACCGCCCCTGGCCATGGGATTGCGAGCTTTGATTCCCCACGCCTTCAAGGCGACGATGCCTACTGGGCATATGGGAATTTTTATCCGCGCGCCGGTAGGTGGCGGTTTCAAGGGGAGAATGCGGGCCGGTGAAATTTCAGAAGGTGTCAAACTCGTGCCGCGCTTGCCTATCTTGGCAGTGGTGGGTCCCTCCCTGGCAGAAGCGTATTTCAACGTTGGCGGTCTGGCTGCCAGTTGTGAGAAGGAAGTTGCTGGAAAATTGATCCCAAATATTAACGACCAGATTTATCTGATATTGGCGGGGAAAAGAACATGATTCCCGTTACAGAGCAGATCGGTGCCTTTCTTGAACGTGCGATAGCCGGCATTACTCAGGCCAACGGATATAACTACACGCTGACATCGACGCGGGCCAAACGTTTTTTGCTGACCGATCAGCCGCTTGCGGACCTGACAGCCTACATACTCCAGGGCGGCAGCGAGCAGGATAAGGCCCCGGTGAATCCCGCGACGGGGCGCGAGCCGCGAGTGGTCAGGCAGAAGTATTTTATCTGGATCGTCGTCCTTCAGTCTGATGATGCCGCTGAGTGCATAGACACCAAACTTAATCAGGTCTGTGCAGACGTGATAAAGAAACTATGCGAGGACCCAAGGTGCGGCAATTATGCCAAGTTTCTGGATATCGTTGCGACCGAGGCGATCGATGTCCCCGAGACTGGCATCCTGATAACGGTGGAAATTCTCTACGCCGTCCAATGGGCGGATCCTTACGTGCTGATACATTAATTTGCGCAAAGTGAATGAAAGGATAAACGATGGCAACAACATTATATGGTGGAACACTCGTTGGGGCGGTTACCGGCGCCTTGACGCCCCTGGTCGATGTCACTATCGGCGGTCTCAAGATCAACATGATCACGGCAGCGGCTGCCGCTGATGTCGATCGCATTGCGACAAGTTATCCAGGGGCCGTTGTAGAGGGCGTGATGACGGCGACCCTCAAGGAGGATAAGACCGTTCTGGCCGCGTGCAGGACCAAGCTCCTGGCCAGGACGAAGGAGAACTGGACATTCACTGATGAAGATACCAGTACCTTCGTTGGCAATGGATATATCTCCGGGGTGAGCAACGTTCGCCACACTTTAACGGGCGAATCTCAATACGACATCGAGATAACTCCTGAAACCAAGTGGACTTTTACACCATCAGCCTAATCCTGATGTCTTACCGTTTTCAGTATAAGGTCTCTGGGGAATAAGGGCGAATATTCATTGCCTGATGACACTTTGTACAAGCAGGAAGGACGTCGAGGACATGCTCAGGAGCGTAACCGAAGTAATGATGGTACTCTTTCGCCGGGTTGGGACAATATGCGCACTTCAACGAATCAGGCCGGGGCAATTTCCCGACTCGAATTGCATTGTTCACGGCAACCCAGGCAAGTACGTGGTCCGGATGAAGTTTTTGGACTTGAAGATATTTTTTCCGCATCGTGTTCTTGCCTTTTTCGCCCTGGTCATATCGTTTATGTGCCTCTTTACCTTTTGCGCTCTGTTCATACCGTTTTTGAGTCTGTTTGAATTTTTGGCCCTGGGCATATCGTTTTACGGCCTCTTTACCTTTTGCACTCTGGCGATAGAACCTCTGGTGGGATATATAGCAGTCTTTGCACTGATATTCATGACCATCCTTTTTTTGTCTATTTTTGTAGAATTTGGAAAGCGGCTTGATTTCTTTGCAATGGGAACATCGTTTGGATATGATTGGTTCAAACATGACCTTTGGTCCTTAAAAGTACGAAGGTTGTGTTTAGAGCCAGTGGCAAGATACGCTTACCATTGGCTCGCTCTATTTTCGCACATGAATGTGAAATATCAATAGAGAAAAGAAGTAAATCCGAGGAAAGGATAACTATGTCAGAACAAGAGATGCAACCGTTGGGGCAAGACAATGAGGCAAGCGCCGAGACGATATTGGTCTTGCGGGCGCGGCCGCCGATAGAGGGTCATCTCATTGAGGGAGTCGGCACCGTTTATATTC